CGTTGTCCCCTGCATTCTTCCGCAAATCCTTCAGGTCCTTGTCGCGTTCAGTGATTTGGGACTTCAAAGATTCATTCTCGGTGGTTAACTGCTCCAGCTTTCCAGCCTGGTCCTTGTACTCGCCAATAGCCTTGCCGTGAGCAGCCATAACCTTGTCGATAACGTCCTTTTCTAAGCCAAGTGATTCCAAATATTCTCGATTCATTTTTTCCAACCTCTTTCGTGGATTTGTAACGCGGGACGGCCGCGCTCAAGGCATAGTAAATGAGCCTTTTAACGACTTGCTCAGGTCGAGTGATTATTTTTGGTTGCCTTTCATCATAGCCGCGAGCGTTTCACTGGCCGCGATGACCGCAGTCTCTTCTGACCGCCCTTGTTTCTTCGCTTCGTCATACATTGTGAGCCAGCTGTTAACCAATACTCGCATCGATTGGCTCATTTCATCGTTAAAGACCAAACCCTTCATGTCCATGAGGGTCATCTTTTCCAAATTGTCCTTATCCATTGATTTACCTCCGTTTTCAGGCATAAAAATAGCGCCCAACTTGTGGACGCTACTTAATTTGTGCCGTTCAATGCTGCGTTCATCGCTTTAACAAACGCTTCTTGTTCTTTCTTCGTCATCTTCAGTGGCTTGATAACTTTCATACCATTTCCATCAACGACGAACTTGTCATCATGATTCTGCGTCGGATCCATTGGCAACTTCCCCCTTCAGGACAACTGTCATTCCGTTGTCACTTACCTCAATACCGGTTATCTTAATTTTAGCACGTTTATCAATCAGAATCTCTTTTTCGTGCTCAAAATTGGAAACACTTTCGATAGCGACTGCATTGATTTCCTTTGGCACGTTCAAATCCAGTCGAATATTTGTGGAGAAGCTCTGTGTCACCCTTTTATCATAAGTTGTGGACATGTACGCCGGTTCCATCACTTCGAACGACGGCAACATTGCCAAAGCAGCGTTGACTGCCGGAACATTGGATTTATCAATGCCAACGGCAGCAGTGTTTATGGTCTTCTGCAAACTAGCTCTGGCTGGCTGATCAAGGCTCTCCAGCCATTTGCTCGGCATATCATAAAGCCCACGATAAACGTGAGTGTCACTGCCCAACGGATGCTGCAATGCCTTATGGAGATTGCCTTTCAATTTCGCTGATTGTCTCAGATCCGCCTACACCATACCGGAGAGAATTATTAATCCTTTTGGCATACGATCCGAGGGTGTATTTGTGTATTGCGTCTCGCTGATTCTCCGGGAGTTTTTGAATATAGTCGGTGTTTGCGTCCAACCCTGCCTGATCAAAGTCCCGATAATTGCGCTTTTCCGGTTTCGGTGCGTTTGCCTTATATCCGTTCTTCTTCCAGTCCTCAAATGATGTGTTATCAATCAGCTCTCGCTTGCCAGTATCCGGATCTTTGGCCCACCGCCGGCTTGGCAATGACTCCAGCGCTGGCTCATAAGGTACTGTCGTGCAGCGGCAATGTGCGTGCATTACTGGATAATTGACTCCCTCTTTGCGGTCAGCAGTATTGAAATGCTGTCCATCAAGCTTCCGGCATTGAGTGCAGGTGTGTGCCTCCAGTGTTGCCAGATACTTATACTCTTTGACGTCCATTTCCTTGTATGATTCAGCCGTGGCCTCCTCCGAAATGTGAGCCATTTCGCTGATCACCAATCGATGGATGACGTGCTGACTGAAGTCCTGCAACTGGCCGCGCATCTCTCGCTCAATCCGGGCATAGCTGTAACCGAGGGTGATGCTCTGGCTTAGGTTATTGACTAGCAACTCTGGCAGATCATTGACGGTGTTCTTCCACAACCGCTTGGAAAAGTTGCTCCCTACCCACGGCTTATTGACGACAATCGCAAGCTCTTTTTCATTGTACGTCTGGAAATTGGCGGCAATCTGCTGGCGTGCCATCTGGATGTTGTAATTCGTGCGCATGTATGTGTCATCGAACTGGCTGGCCAGCGCTGATTGGAACTTCGGTGACTCAGCATCGCTGAACTCCGCCATATGCTGCTGTATCTGAAACTGCAACGCCTGCAACCGACTGACGCGACTCTTGATGTATTCCAGGTCAAGCTCTCGGTCATGGCCGCCTTCAATGGCCTTGGCTCTGAACTCGTCCAGTGTCATCTGCCACGTCTTGGCGCTCATACCGGACATCAACGCCTGGGCGTCAGTGATGTCCATCGTGCCATCTGTCTTGGCGTATCTCGCGTACCACTTTTGGAGATCGTCATTGGCACTCTTGTACGCAGCGTCCAAGCGGCTGACCATGCCGGCCTCGTAATTGGCCGAATGACGCTGCATATTGACCTGTGTTTGCAAGAAACGGCGCTCCCAATAACTAAGCTTCCTTGCCATCTTCGTCACCGTCTTCGCTGTCGTCCTTACCTAACGGGTCAGGGCTGGAGAACGGGTCGGGTGTCTGCGCCCGTTCCTCCTTCTCACGCTTGCGGTCGCTCAGCTCGTCTTGCCAGTCAGAGACTAGCGGATTGTTCTTAGCGATGGCTTCATCGGACGTGACTTGCGACAGTTTGGAGATAATGTCGGCCTGTTCGACGTCGTTCTGAATGCCGCTTCGAATCCACGTCTGCTTGATGGAGAGATCAGGACGGCTTGTGCAACTCGTCCAGGATAAAGCGCACTAGCTTATTGATCGATGGCCGAAACTCTGATTCCATTTGCCCCACTTTGAGTTCCAAGCGGACCATACAGCATCTTCATCGCCACGCCGGTCATGTTGGTGCCAGCCTTCAAATCTTTGGGATTGACGCCTTGTCCTTGGATAAAGATGTTGTCAAACGTCTCCTGCAGCAGCTCTTTGCGGGCGTCCACGGGAATGTCGATGGTCAGCTTGCTCAGGCCGCTGTTGTCGCTGCCCTCTGACTCAAATTCGGCCATCTTGTACTGGCGGAGGTTTTGCAAGAACTCATCCTTGTCAGTCCCTGAATAGTTGGTCAGGATCAGGATGACCTGCTGAACGTCCTGAACATCATTAACGAAGCCGTTATAAACCAGGTCATAGGCGTCAATCAGGCCCTTGACAGCACGTAAATCACCCGGACTTATCCTGACTTGTTGTTGAACGGAATGAACGGAATGCCGTTGAATCCATGGTTAATTGTGGCCGTGTTGTCCATCGCCTCGGCATTGACCGAATCAGTCACGCCAATGCGTTGATCATAAATCATCTGTGTGTAGCTCTCGCCCTGTTCGCGTTTGAAAAATGTAGCCTGATCCTGTGTCCAGTACTCGTCAAAGATGTACACCTTACCGTCCGATGGATCCAACTGCTCATAGGTCCGACGTACTGCTTGCAGCTCATCATCCAGAGTGGACTTGTATATTGGCGTCACCTCATTGGGCGGGACAATTGCATACTTGAATTGACCTTCTGGGCCATGCCAGCAGTGAATCCAGCCGACACCAGGCCAGCGAAGCGTCCACGGCTATCCGAAACAGTGTCTTGTTCCAATCGTCGCCGAGCATTTCGAGTACCTGCTTGTTCAGTGAGTCGTTGCCGGTGTCAATCATTGGCGGGCGAGAAACCCCGAACGCTGCCTTTTGGTCAATCAACAGCTGCAAGAAATTTGAGCTCACCCGACTGTCGTGCATTCGCAGCGGATTGTCCGGCTTGTCGGTCTGCTCATCGGCTTCGCTCTTCTGCTTCTTGCTTTTCAGCACAATGTCGTTGCGGTTGTGGTAATACCGTTTCGATTCCTTGTAGCGGTGATCACGTTTGACCAGGTCGACATCGGACTGCTCAAACACCTTACGTGCTGCGTCCAAATCCATTGGTTTTGCATTTGCCATTTGCTCACCTCCCATGCCAGAAATAGCTGCGTTTGAAATACGGGACGATAACGGTCTCGACCATGTATCGGTCGGCGTCGCACGCATGGTCATGCTGCTTCACTGGCTTGTCTTCGCCACGATCAGCAGCCTTCTCATCCCAGATATATGAATTCATTTCACGAAATGTATTTACACACTTGCTGACCACTTAATCTTGCCTTCATCCATAAGAGACATCTCGCTGCGGATTCCATCGAGCACATTGTTCTTTGCGTTTCTCACTCTGAATCCCCTCTGCTTCAACGCCACCTTGAATGACTTAGCGGACGGGTCCAGAATGACCGGCACTCCTGATTTCTCCAAGCCGTTCCGCTGATAGAATTGCTCCAGCTCATCTGAATACTGCTCATCAGACAGCTGCGTGTTGGTCTCACTGTCACGTCCCGAATAGTAATACTCGTCAGTTGAATACCAGACGACCTGATACAAGCTCCATCGCTTGAAGGCCGGTGGCGTTCATTGTCCCATAGTCGATTGAGACAGCATCTTGCTCATAAACAGTGTCCGCCGGCAGGTCAACGACCATCTTGTCCGCATTGAAATTGGAGTAGATGATCCCTTCGGCCATGACCCAAAGTCCCTGGATATACCGCTTGTAGAACACGCCGGAATACTGGCTCTCATAACGCTGCCGCGTCTCCAAGTCCATCGAAGGATTGTCCGTCATTAAGAAATGCAGCCGCAGAGCGTTACGCTGCTGAATGCGGTCAATCCATTGAACCTTAAACCAATGATATGGGCCCGCAGGATTGCAGTTAAACCACAACTTGGCACCTGTTTCCGAGTTACGGGCTGTGGCCTGATTGACAAATGATTCCGGCATCAAAGCCACTTCATCAAAGAAGAACCCAGCCGTCGTCAACCCTTGAACCAGGTCCTGACTGGATTCATCCTTTACCGCCAAACAAGTAATAGTAATAGTTCTCTTGCCCGCCGCGACTAATTGTGATCATGTTCTCGGCCCGATTGTCTCGCAGATGAAAACCACGACTGGCCAGCATCTGTTTCAGTGGCCCGACCACATTTCGGCGTAACGAGCCGATTGTCTTGCCCGCCATGCCGAACTGTTTGCGGTCAAACGTGTGCATTGACCACAGGACAAACGACATGGACATCACGACCGTCTTACCGGCTCGGATTGAGCCGTCAGCAATTACCATGTATTTATCCTTGGTCGCTGGATATCGCCACCAGGAGAGGACTTGCATTTGCCGACGAGAAAACGGCTGGAACTTAAACGTCACCGTTTGCTTCGGCCGACGATTGATCATCAGCTGCATCTTGCTTGTCCTCTCCTTCCCACACGTTGGCTAGATTGTGATCAATTGCGTCGATAAAGCCATCGTCGTCCTGATCACCGACTTCTTCCGGATGTAGAATCAGCTTAGCTTGACGTTCCAGCAGATCAGCTTCAATCTTGGCCTTTCGAACCTGTGCTTCGAACAACGGATCAGCTTCCGCCGTCGGATAACGTTTCAGGATTTCCTTTATCGCACCGATCCGCGTCCTGATATCGGCTTCCTTCTTCACGGTATCGAAGTAGTCGGGCCCGGACACCACAACAGTCTCCTTCTCCTCACCACGGGCAATTCGAGTGAGCAGCTTCATGGCTTCGTCGGCCTTCATGATCTTGTCGTCTTCAAGCTTTTTCATGAGCTCATCGACGGCCAGTTTTATCTGAGGTTTTCTGAGGTTCTCAGCACCGGACTGATATGCCGTTTTCTTGCTGTATCCAGCTTCCAGAGCGGCTTGCGTCGCATTGCCCAATTCAACGTATGCAGTAACGAACTTCTGCTGCTTTGCTGTCAATTTCACTACATCTCACCACACCTCCTAGGACACTGATTTCCCCAGTTATTTGTTCAGTTCGATTCGACGCTTCGAGAAGCAGTAAGACAGGCCGAACGCATTGATTTGAATCCACGACTCAGCGTATTGCTTGCCGTTCTCCCAATACTTCGTAAGATAATGGTGCATTGTGATTACCTCCTATGCAAGATTAAAGGCCGCAGTCATTTGCCGCTGCGGCCTTTTTATTTCTCTTTTTCCTTTTTCAGCCATTTCTCTAGTTCGGCGTCCGCCTTAACATATTCAGGTGGCTCATAGCCGTACTTGGAATGGATCATCTTGGGCATGAAACCACCTCCAAAATTGGGTATAAAAATAGCACCTAACCGTTCGGTGGAGTGCTTGAGTAAATAAAAAGACGCCGTAGCGTCATCTGTTCTGAAACAATCATTTCGTTAGTTCATGTCTCAAAATCATCAATCTGATTGATGTTCCTAACAACATCACGGATAGCATTAATGCGTACCAGAAAAAGTATGATGTCGCCAAACCAAGACAAAATACAGCCACACAATTAATTGAAAAGGGAAACATCAATACTAAGTAGTCCACTATACCAAGAAATATAAAGATAGCAAGAATTGCTCCATTGAAGTAGAACCGAAAAACTATGTCTAGTAACGCTTTGAATTTCTTCCCTCGGTCAATAATATCTATCATCTTGTCGCTAATCGACCCAATAAGTATACCCAAGCCACCGACTAAAAATCCTAATAATCCGAACCCTCCACCTAATATAATTGCCAGAAGAGATGAAATTGTGCTTGTAAACATTCTTTCCGAAACAAAATGTGCGTTACTTACCAGGACTATGGCAGTTGCAACCGCCAAAAATGCTGATATGCATCCTTCTTTGGAAGAGTAAAGCTCCTTATACATGCCAGTAGTACAAAGGTAATTCCAAAAGCGATCCTTTGACAGTATATCTTTGGATTGCATAAAAAGACCTCACTTACTTTTTATTCTTTCTTTGATCCAACTTTAATTTTTCTTTAGTGCGATACTCCATGATGGATGCAATTCCAGCACGAGCTATATCTGCAATTTTAGTATGGTTTTTAACTTGGTCAGAGGGAACATTTTTCGTATATGGTGTCGTCGTATCAGAAGATATTTCCAAGCTTTGCCCACTGGTGTCTTTCCCCGAAAATTTTATTTCTGAGTAACCAAGCCCCGCAGCCGTGATGTAATTTTTTACAAGTTCGCTATCTCTCTTAATTCCTTCCTTTCGTTGTGTTTGGAATTTTTGCTCAATTTTTGTTGCATTACTTTCCTGTATTCGATCGACAGTCAAGCTGGATAGTTCAGCAAAATCATCTTTGTCACCATTCGGCGGTACAAGTCTGACCTCTAGCTTGGAGATGTGTTGGAACCGTCTTATCTCCTTTTTTATATCCGAGATGTTACTCTCTTGCAAGAACTCTACACCAACATTAGAGCCTTTTTTGATCAATCTTTGGAAGAACGTCAGGACTTGCTTGCGCCCCAAAACCGGAATTGTCATGTAAGCTAACAACTCATTCTCAACATCGAAGAAAAAACTGATGTAGTCTATTTTGTTGTTATCGGTAGTATCAATCGCAGTGTCCTTTTCGGGATCGTAACTTGAATGAACACCTTTCTTAATATACCCGAGATTCCCCGTTACCTTAAATCCTTGAGATGCAATGTCCAAATCAAAAAACTTGATCCTTCCACCCTTCTCGTCGAATATATTAATTTTCGTAGAAATTCCCGAAAAAATCTTTTTTTGAAGCTCGTTTAGACTTTTTTTGCCTTCATACAGCTCATAAATCTGCTCGTTAATATTCATCTTTGCAAAGTACATTCTTCCCATTTCAATCACCTCACAAAAATAGTACCCCAACTCGCACTGAGATACCATCCTGAGGTGACTCATTTTTCAGCCCACGACCGAGTTCAGGTGGCCTTCACTTCCTTTCGAAAGTTTGTGGGCTACGCAATCGGCGGGACTCGAACCCGCATGCTAAGACTCAACCAATTTGAGTTACGATTGCTCCCGACACGCTCGCCATGCAGCCCGCGCCAATGGCGTGTGGTAGTGGCTGCATGGGTCATGGCATGAGGGCCCCCGACCTAGTGAGTGCCAGGCTGGATGTTAGACAGCCTGATTCCATTTTTTATTTTAACCGCATCCATGATGTGGCTCTGAACGAGGGGCAATGATGGCATCAGGATTCGGACCCGATTCTAAACTGGTCGATTTCGACCAGTTTGGGCACCAGCCACCACCTCAGTAATTTGGCAAAAATGTATATGCGGGGTAAAGGGGAGGAATACCCTGTGCTTTCGCACAATACAAGAATAACAGTTAAACCCGAACTTTTACTGCCGTTATTCTGCCAAAAGTCTGCCATTCTCATATGCTTCGGCAAATTCTTGGATTGCTGCGTCTAAACCCCGATAATATGTCCGCTCAGGGATGTGAAGATCCATGTAAATCTGTTTGTCGTTTCGTTCGCGCCGGTCACAATACTTGGCCCACAGGATTTGCCGCTTGTATGCGTTCAGCTTATTCATCGCGGCTGCCACATGGGTCAAATATGTCACGGCATCCACGTGCCGTGTAACGTAGTTCTCAACCGGTTCCGGCCGTTTTCCCGTGAAACTCTTCATCTCGAAGGAATATGTGGCCGTAACATTCGGTATGAATCGCTCATCCGCCAGGCGGGCATTACGGCGGTACTCCTTCAGCTCTGCCTCGACATTTCTCTTGGTTTGCTCTTTATTGTACGGGATCAGTTCCATCATGCGGCCACTCTCCTATGCTATAATCAATTGTGAAGTGATTCAGGAGAAGGCCGTGCTCACGGTCTTTTTTTGTTACTCAGAATCGTCTTTTGACCAGAGACCACGATAAGTCAGTACAATGAATCGGAAAATGAATCCAATGCACAGGCCAAACCAGATAAACAGCAGCGGGGCCAAAATGATCACTTTCCACGCCGATCCGTACCACAGCCATTCAATGATTTGTCTCATCAGGTGCCTCCACCTTCTCTAGTTCAAAGCCATGGGCCATAAATCCGTTGCCCCAAGCCGCTGCGTCTGGCTCGTCGCCCAGAATGGTCTTGCCAGGGAGTGTGAGATCAATCCAGCCCTCTGCCGGCCAGTCAACGTCTTCGATCTGATAAACCTTGCCGCGATACTCCGGAAATACCTTCCCGACATATCGCACAAGATCACCCTTCTTCAATTTATCCATGATCATTCCTCCAACCTAAGGGCGTGTCCTCATACGCCTTGTGCTGCTGCCAGTCGTCCACCAGCTGGGCCAGCAGTTCGGCCCCGGTGAGGCGCCACGTGCGGTTCCGCTCATTCCATTCTATGGTTGGCCTCCAGTAAATCCAGATTCTCGTAAATATTTCCGATAACGACGGCTCCTCGTTGATCAATGAGCTTCCAGAGAACATATGACCCAGCAACAAACCCAGCATCCTCGTTGCTCCATTCAATAGCCACCCGACCCGTGCGTGGCACATTGTCGAGATAAGAAATCATCCGAAACTCGATGACGTCACCCTCAAAGATTTTTGCCCCTTTGGAATCCTTCAATCCCGTGAACTGCCCAAGAGTGCTCGGGTCAATCTGGTGCCCGTTGATTTCAAAGCCGTGATCCCAGATAGCCCTCGGCAAGCCGTAAACCCAATCAGAGTCTTGGGCACTCGTACCTGTGTCCAAATCCTTCCCACGAAACTCAATCTTCCTCATTGCTCTCAACCTCCTATAATGTGTGGATGCCATCGCTGATGTCATTGCTCTGATCACCCTTGAACTGGTTCTTGATTGTCGCGTTGATCTGACTGATTTTCTTGTTGATGCTCATCCGTTTGCCTCCTAAAATGGCAGATCATCGTCGCTGATATCAATTGTCTGACCGGCAGCCAATGGGTCAGATGATTCTTGCGCAGGTGCCGGTTGTGGCGCGTCAGCCGGAGGCGGCGCTTGTGGTGTCTCCGGCGATGCATCACGTGGCTCCAACAAGCTGAATTCATCCACCACCACCTCGGTGACGTACACCCGACTGCCGTCTTTGTCATAGTGCCGGGTATTGATTCTCCCACGCACGCTGACCAGTGAGCCCTTGTGCGTGAAGTTAGCGAGATTCTCCGCCGATTTCTTCCAGATTACGCAACTGATGAAGTCTGCTTCGCGTTCACCCGCAGCATTCTTGAAGTTCCGGTTGACGGCCAGAGTAAAGTTGCCAACCGCTGCGCCGCCTTGGGTGTAGCGTACGTCCACCGCCTTGGTCAGACGGCCAATTAATACTGCATCGTTGATCATCGTTTACCTCCTACAACAGTCAGAAACTTGTTGATGAAATATTGCTGTCCCTTACCGGTCACCTTCGGCGTTTTCGTCGTGACGACAACACCATTGCCGTTGACGTGACTTGATTCTTTGATCCTGAATAACCCCAAGTCCATCGCCCGCTGCGTCGGCATATTGCGATCGGACCCCTGACGATTGATCAGATACCCGTGCTCACGCAGCCAGACGAACAAGCGATTCTGTCCGATATCGATGCCATTTTGACGCAGAATCTTGGCGAGTTCCCCCACCAGTACCGTGGATCGACTGGTACTCACCGCGTCGGCAAAGAGCACCTTGGGCCGCTGCTGCTCGATTTGTTCGGCCTGTTGGGCCGCCAGCTTTAACGCCTCGGCGTAGCTACCTGGGATCGTGTAGCCGGTCTGGATCTGCTGCTCCATCGAATTGAATGCCTGAACGTAAGCAACCTTGAAGCGCATGGCTTGCTTACCGGTGTATCCCATGGCGAGCAATGTGAACCCGTCGCGATTCATGAGATAGGCTCGGCGTGGCCGATTGTAAGAATCTGGGACGGTGGTCACCGTAAACATCTCCCCAAAATTGGGGACATCTCCTCGCAATGCTTCTATATCGCGGACTACATGGTCGTGCCGCTTCCCAAACACCTCGGCAACCTTCAGGCTTGTGGTCACTGCTTGCTGATCATGCATAATCACTAAATTGTTCATCAGCCCAACACCTCCCGGACTTGATTGGCTTCTTCCCATTTGTGACGGGCCGCTATCTCCCGCACCCGTGTATCAGGGCCCATGTATGGCTTCTGCGGCTCAATGGGCAGGCTCAGGTTCGCCACGAATACCGGCTCATCCATCTCAATCTTGGTATGCAGCACCCAGCTGCTACCGCGTTTAGGTTCCACCGATTTAATAAATCGGCCATTGATCCCCAACCGCCAGGCCTCGGCCCGACTGGCATATACTCCATAACACTCGTTGGTGTAAACACCGATGACGCCATATCCTTGTTTCATGCTCTCGTCTCCTCGAATAATCCTGTTCTGTAGTCGTAGCGTGCCACGTACAGCGGCATCTGATACCGTTTGACCCACATCACCATGCGTAACCTGGCATCAGTGGTCAGAGTGGCCTTGCCGCCCTTCACATCGATTGCTTTGATCAGGTTGCCGTTCTCGTAGATACAGAAATCCGGTGTGTAAGCCCGGGCAGCATACCGTTTTCCAGCAAATTTGAATGCCGGCAGAATCTCAAACTTCTCCTGCATTTTGAAATCCACACCCTGACCCTTGAGCAGGATGTAATAGGCACCCTCGGCCTTGCTGTCGAACTTGTGGTTATCGATGATCACCGGCTGGGCGTGGTACTTAGACCGTGTCCGCCTAAAGGGGATATGTGGTCTATAAGGATTCATTGGGCGCCTCCTGCCAAATACCCCGGCTATCTTGATACCAGCAACCGTGTTCGATTGTCCAAGGCCCAATAATGATCATCGAGTGGCCCGCTTGAAAAGCAGGGCGCACCCGCATAGCTGCATTGAGCATGGCGATACTGGTGTAGTGCGTCACCTTGCCGGTGTCGACATTGGTCACCCGCCAGTACATCCGCTGGTGGGCGTGCAGCCCCAGCAATGCCAGGTCATGCGATACCACCGAGCGGCTGATCCCGAGCTCCATCGCCATATCGACGTTGCGCAGACCCCGGTCAATCATCTCGGGATAAAGCTGATTGCGTCGTGTCATCTCCCGTTTCTTGGCACTCAGGTTGGCCGGACGGCCGGGTGCGTTGTGATGCTTGGTCGCGACAGGCCTCCGTTTAGGCTCCGGCTCTGCCTTGGGCTCTTCCTCGCCGATGCCCATCAAGATACGGGCTTGCGTCCACGCCGGATCGCTTTGCGGCACGTCGTTGTCCAAGAGATAGTCAATAAGTTTCTGGCCCTGCCGTTTTTCGTTCTTGGTCGGCATATCCATGACCTCCCTTCTGACGTTCCACGGATTGACGCATGTTGCCCAGGATTGGTGTCATGCGGATATATTGGCCGACCCGCTCCTGCAGCAGTCGGTCCTCCGCCGGTGTCGGTTCAATCTTCTTCATGTTGCAATCTCCTCTCAGGCCAGGGCACGGTGGTCCTCAAACTCCTCGCCGAAGTGCAGTGCGTGCTGCATGATGTGTGCGTTGATTCGGGAGATGATCCGCTGCCCATACGCCTGTTTGATTTGTATTCCAGCCAGGTTGGTCGTGATGATGACGTTCCGGTCCACACGGGCCGAGAATAGGCTGTTGGCCAGATCTACCACGAACTGTGTCGTTGACCATTTCTCCTGACCGTTCCCGTCCTTAGTCGCGAATACATCGCTGCCGAAATCGTCAACCAACACCAGATCACATGTCTTGAGCTCCGCATTGAGCTTGGTCAGATACTTGCGCCGGTCCGGCGTCAACTGGTTCTGGCCTCTGCTCATATCGACGTACTGATTCCAGTCCAGCCAGATAGCTTTCTTCCGGTATCCAGTGCGGGCCAGATAGTCCAGCAGAATAGCTGTACCGAGGTGGCTCTTGCCCGCCCCGGCCTTGCCGTTCATGTAGATATGGGCGGGCGGCCGGTCACTTAGATCAGCGACCATGTTTCGGGCAAACTTGGCTGCATTCTGCTCCGATGGCGTCTTGGCGATGAAGGTGTCAAACGTCCGGTTGAATGTCCGCATATCCGGCACCAGCGACAGGTTGCCGAGGTACGAATATGCTTGACTCTTCAGCGCGTCGGTAGTCAGCTCCTGTGTGGTCTTGTTGCGCTTAGCCTTATTACCCAATGGCTGCCGGTATCCGCATGTCGGACAGGCCCCTGGCTTGAGCGATCCATCCGCGTTATTGACCGGCGGGTGATAGATATAGCCGTCAGGACACTCCGGGCAATGTTTCCCCCGGATGAACAGCTTTTCCATGAGGTTCTGCATAGTCTTCCCCATGTCTGTGAAATCTTGACTCATTTTGCATTCTCCTCCCGTGTCAGAACGGCAGCCCAGGGCTGTTCTCCTCCTGGTATGGCTGGATTACCGGTCGCTGATAGGATCCCTTGGATTTGACTTTGCGACCGCTGCGGAAAGCGAGATCAGCCTTCTCGACATCAGCCATCGTGTACACCTTGGCGTTATCCCAGTCCTTCAGGATGCCGTTGGCGTAACTCCACTTGGCTTGATTGCCGACGGCGCGCTTAATAGCTTCGATGACCAAATCTGCTGGGAAGGTTTCCAGCCAATCCCGCACGGCCTCTTGGGTCAGCGGAGCCATCGTGCCCCACGACTGCTCGTAGGCTTCGAAGACCCGCATTCGGTCCGCCGTCGCCTGGTCATCAGGAATCGGATCCACAGCCGGTTGCCCATCATGATCAGATGTCTTGTTTTGTTTAGTCTTGTTTTGTTTATTTAATGTGTCCCTATCTTGGGTACTAACTTGACCACCATCTTGAGTACTGGTTTGGGTACTAGCTTGGGTACTATTTGACCTAGTGGGTTCCGCTTGAGTACTTACTTGGGTACTATCTTGCGTACTATATGCCATAGCCAGGTCAATCAAATGGTACGAGGTGGCCTTGGTTCCGTTAGCATTGAACTCGATATATCCAGATTGGCGGAGCTGATTGCGCGCTTTTTGAATGCCGCTGCGTGACAATCCGCTCTGTGATTCAAGCGTTCGATTGGCGACTGTAAACCATGTAGCCCATGCGGTTTTGTTATTGATGAACATAAGCGCATACCAGAGCGATATTTGCCCCGAAGACAATGGTTTGGTCAGCATCCGATCATTGAATGCCTGGATCTGTCTGATGTAGTTCAATGTGACACCCCCCTACTCAATCAATTCGTGCATGCTGATGATCTGTCCCAGATGTTTGGTCGCCCGACAGTAGTCGCATTGTTCACACCGATGCGGGTTTGTCTCACCAGCAATGACCTGTTCAATCCGTGGCTGGGCGTCCAGCAGCTGCTCCATGGCCTCGTCCAGGTTATCCTGGGGGATCGCCACAAAGGCTTTGTCCGGTGGTTCCTGCTTGCTCACAGCGACCAGAATAGGTGCCGGGCGCGTGCCGTAGTTCTGCCGAATCAGTTCCTGGTAGACGGCCATTTGCAGCGGGTAGTTATACGCCTCGACGAACGATCCCCAGCGCTTCTCATCGGTGATCCAGTATTTCTTGTGCAGGTCCTGGGTCGTCTTGAGGTCTAAGAAGAATGCCCGCTCTGGGTCGAAACAATCCAGTTTGCCCATAAACTTGACGCCGTTGATCTCGCCAGTCAGGATCTCTTCTTTGTTGCCTTGATAGGCAGCCTGGAATGACGGGTCATCTTTCAGTGTCTGGATCATGCTCTCAGCCACTTTGTAAGTCGCTTTGAGCTGGCCCTTTGTACTACCCCGCGTCGAGAACATCTCAGGATGTGCGTCGATAAAGGATTGATGGGCTTCCGGGCTCTCAAAGTACGAGTGCAGATAGTTGCCAGCCAATAAGGCCGTCGGGTCCCGTTCAGGCACCCAAATTCCTTTAAGTTCGGCCAGCGCCTCGGCTTCACAGGCCAAGAACCGTTTGAAGACGGTCACTGACATGTAGTGCTTGTTGGCTTCCCGGCTGTAATAATTGGCGTCAGAAAGCTGGAAGGTCTTCATCGTCGAGGCTGGTTTGCTCTGGCTGCGGGTCTGGGATTGGCTCATCGTTCTTCACATCCTTCCGTGACTTGGTTTCCTCTGCCTGGCCTGGGGCGTTCAGCAGGTCGTCGATGTTGGTGGGCGTGACGTCCTTCTTATCCGTGTTGTCGTACTCGTCCGCTGTGGTGTCGTTGATGGCCTGGATGAGCAGATCATTATCCGAAGAAGAGTTGATGAACCACTTAGCCGCCCGATTAAGCACCGTCCGCAAAGCCATCTGATCCGGGTATTCCTTCTGGACCTTGGTGGTCTTGGCGTGGCTCCAGCTGGTGTCAATCTGTTTCTTGGTCATCACCGTGTAGTTGGTGACGCCGTTGTTGTCCACGATGGCCGCGAAGGCATAGGCGATGGGCTTGTCCAAGTTATCAACCGATGGCTCGTAGGTCTTGACGACCATGCGGCCACGCTCCGCCCCGATCTCAAACCGGTCGCCCTCGCGAACCACCTCCGCCCACACGTCCTTGACGTTGTCCAGCCGTTGGAGGATGGCCAGGCTACCGAAGTATGACCGCATGAGCGTCAGGTTCCGGCCGTAGGGTATGAAGTACACCTGATTCTTAGCTGGGCTAAGCCCCTGCAGCGCCATGTTGAGCAATGCCTTGGCCTGGCTCTCCGGTGTTGTCTTCTGCACCAGTGACTGGCCGTTTGACGTATCAGTCAGTTGGAGCCAAGCCATGTTCAGGGCGTTGGCTGCGTTGTATCCGGCCGGCAAGGCCATCTTCTGTTCCTTCTGCATTGCGTCGATGCGGTTAAACACACCAGCGACGAGTTCGTTAGTAGCCATGTTTATACCTCCCCAACTTCGTAATGATCGGCGTCGTAATACAGCTCCATCGGCGCCTGGTCAGCGTCTTCCATGTGGTCCAGATAATTCTCCAGGGTATCTGTAAAGTCGAACTGCAGCACCCGCTCGATATCGCCAGCCCCCATTGCCCGCTCGATCATGTTGCGGATGATGTCCGGATTGATGATCTGGCTGTCCTTGCCGAACTGCCGCAGCAAGAAGTCTGCTGGTTCCTCGTGCATCACCCGCCGCAGATACTGGACTGGGCCCAGCCGCCGGATTTCCTGCTGGAAGAACTTTTTGTCGCTCGCCGTGTCATAAGACAGGATGGCGGCCTCTTCATTGCCGCTGCGTCCGTGATACCGAAAGGACCAGACCGGCTCGCCTGGATAGACGTTGTTGCCAAGGATATCGACGATCACGTCGCTGTCGTCGTTCTGACGGTCGTAGGCAGCCGCCAGGGTGTAATTGCTTGCGTTAATTTGCATGTTCAAACCTCCATTTATTTGATAAACTAGAGGAGAAATAACTATTGCAATGCTTATTTCTCCGGCCGTTGACGGTTGCCTCCGTCAGCGGTTTTTTTGTTGCCATCGATCAAGTCTGAGATTGCCTGCTGGACTTCGAATAATACGTCCCAACGGGCTTGACTCAGATCGAGATCGTGCTGGCTCAGACCTGGTTGCCGACCTTTTCTCGTTTCGGCGAACAAGGCATTCAGTACAATGGCCTGAGCATCCAATGCGGTTGGCTTATCGTTCATGGCGTTCGCCCTCCTCTGGATTGTCGTCGCCCAGCCCGAACCATTCCGGCCTGATCAGCAGTGCTGTAATGACTGCGGTCGCGACAATCGTCAGGACCAGCAGCAGTGCCAGGTTGCTTGGTGTGATCATGGCGTTACCTCCTACGCACGTCTTGTGTTATTCTTCAGCCAGTCATAAACTTCGCTGTACAAATAGGCTTCTGACTTCTCGCCTTTCAAGTGGTAAGGGAACCCCGGCTGCATCCGCCATTGATCCACGGTGCCGCCTCCCACACCTAATGCCTTAGCGAGCTTAGCCCGCTTGCGCAGCTGCGTGCGTGTCTTAATCCCGACATACTCGTTCATGCCACGGCTGACGTCTTTATAAAGCAATCCACGCTGTTTCTGGGTCAGCTGGAGATGGTGAACGTTCACATAGCTCTCGACCACGTTTCGGACCTGACGGCTGATATAGCTGTATTCGCCGGGAGCAATCGGAGCATTCTTTTCAAGATCAGTGACCCGACCGTCGAGCTTCTTGACTTTCTCGGCACTCCTATTGGCCACTTTCATGGTTAGGGCGAGCTTTTCCTCTGGTGTCTGAGGCAGTGCTGTGAGTTGCTTGTACCGGCTCTCCACAGCGATGAAATACTGGCGTGCTTGCTTGCCCTTATCAGTTCGTTGGATCATTGCAGCTTCCTTGGCCATGTCCAGGGTCATAACGTATTCAATACGTGGACGCCCGCCATTTGGGGTTTTCACCGAAATTGGGGAAAAGTCTTTGCCGGCCTCAAATCCATATTCAGCCATGTCCTTGAACCACGAAGAGAAATCTTTACCGACTTCCAAGAAGTCATGTAGGTCCCGGCCGCTCACTGCGACCGTGCCATCATCTTGCATGATGGTTTTGATTAGTTTATTCATTTCGTAGCCTCCTCTTTGCTACGTTTTGTATCAATTAGCGGCAAAAAAATATCTGGAAACAGCTTATTCGCGGGCTGTTGATAATAGTCCACAAACTTCTTAACTACCCCATATCCGGGACGACTCGCCCCAGATTCAAGCTTACGCACGTATACCTCAGAGATACCAATACTTTGGGCTAGTTGTGCCTGTGTTTTGTCCCGTTTTTCACGCTGTGCGCGAAGCACTGTCCGCTCGATGATAACCACGTCCTTTCTGATACATTCCGTATCACAACCATTATAATACACGATACATTTTGTACCGTCAACACTTTTTTTGATATTTTTTGTAACACCGATACAATATGTACCGTTTACGTGATATTATGCCCTTGGAGGTGCTTGCAATGATCGGAGATCGTCTTAAAGTCTTGCGCTCGTCCCTTGGAAGAACACAAGAAGAGGTCTCAAAAGCTGTCGGCGTTTCTCGTGCGGCATATTCTCACTTCGAGAATAATCGAAACGAGCCAGATGCCGAGACCCTCGGTAAATTAGCCAGCTATTATGACGTCACGACTGATTATTTAATTGGGAACACTTCCGAGAGAAAACCTAAGAAGGTCGACATCGACGACGATGACGTCATCATGACCTACCAAGGGAAGCCAATCCCGGACGAAGACCTCAAGATCATCAAACGGCTGTTGGGAAGTGATCGTGACGATGGATGAGGAATATCAGGAGCTCTTTAACCAGGTACTCGATTACGCACGTCGACACGGTGTCGGCTTCATCCTGACCAAAGAACTACAGCCCGACACGCCGTCTGTTAGTGACCCGGCCAAGTCCCTTGTCGTAATCAACATGTGCTGGCGAGATCAGAATCAATTACCCTACATCGCCGCCCACGAAATAGGTCACTGTTTGGACGGTGACGGCTCATCGATCCTGTATTTCACAACAACCGCCAACCACAGCAAGTACGAGTATCACGCTAACAAGAAGGCGTTTGAGATCCTCCTTCCACTGACTATCGATGGCGACTGTCAACCGGATCAGATCAATGCGGTAGATTGGATGGGCAAGTTGCACATTCCATCCTGGGAGGTCGACAGTGTCCAAGAATCCGTGGCCGAGTATTTGTTCTGAAACGTAAGAGTGTTTACCGTCCAAATCCTGACGGCAAACAAATAGCCCCGCCGAAGTGGGGGCATGGGGAGATGTTCTACATGGTTGATGATGACGAATTTGTCCCGCTCCTTCATATTGAAGAGGGAACCAACTATTGGATCGTTCGGGCTGAAGGCGGAAAATACCTGACTGATTTTGAAAGACGTGGTTTCGTCAGCATCGGTCATGATGCGGTTACTGTACAAATGGTCACAGGCGGGAAAAGTCCCGCCGACCTTGAGCAGTTCCCACAGATCCGACCAATCTTCGTCCGTGAATATCCGGATGAGAGTAAGCAAACAACCACCCTTCGTGCCAATCAGCTGGAAAAATTTATTTTTTCGATGCAAATTGGTGACATTGTTGTGGTGCCCGGTGAAAACTCTGACTTTTACGCCATCGGCGTCATCGTCAGCGATGCCTTCGATTATCAAGGAGACATCCAACAGGAACTAGACGAGGAAGGGCCACACCTCAATTATCAATTAAGCAGGCATAAAAAGCGGAGAAACGTTTTGTGGATTAAAGAAGTACCCCGGAGAAGCTTGCCAAAAGGTGTACTGATGGCACTTACTGCACAGCAGGCCATTATGAACATTCCTGATGGACACGGGGAGATTAACGAGCTTATTTCCCCGGTACTCGTTGATACGGCTGGTGTCCGGGCAATCTTCGAGACCGACGCCACTACTGGGCTTAACGTGCAACAGTTGCAAGGCTTAGCTCAAATTTTGGAAACTGCCAGTCCCGATCAGAACGACCTCGTCCATGTTGACTTCGAGAGAAATTCTCCACTTGTCATCAAGTTTTTGACGGATCCCAGCAACCAGAAATTATTGTTGCAGTTACTCCAGACAGTTATCGGTTCCATCACTGCGCTTGGGGGCACAGGATTTGCTTTCTGGGTATTGAAACTTTTGTTGGGAAAACGATTCAAGGAAATCGGATTGATTCCATACGTGCAAGAAATTTACCGGAATCATTGGGCCAACAAATTGCAAAACAAGAAAAACCAGATTGCATACGATAAGTTGGTTGCCAAACAACTCCATCCAGCAAAAGCTAATAAGCACTTCAGTAAACTTCACCCTCGACTTAGAAATGTCGGAAACGAAATTCAAGATCAAAGTCAAACAGGCTCGCCTTCGAATTCCACCGGACGGAAACAAAAAGGACCAAGAGGAGGAGAACCGGGCCAAGAAAAAGATCAGGACGATAAGGGAGACCAATAATCATCGCCAGTATCGAAATTGTGACGGCTATCGGAGCAGCCGTCAATACATATACCGCTGCAGTTCTCAATCTTGTTCTCTCCTTTCTATGCTGAAGTCCTGTTGCTTGCATTTTGGCTTAGGATTTCCGGAAAGTCAACCACCATTTTGCAAACAACACGTCCAAATCCTGACGACGTTAAAAGCTGAAATTGAAGAAAAGAGACGGTATACATGGATAAACGCAAACTTACGCTAGTGGCTTTATTATCAATCGCTGTACTTGCTCTTTCCTCCTGCAATGGCAGCCACTCACAAAGCTCTGTCAAGGTGTTAAACGGAGTCTCAAAGGAGCTTACTTTTAAGGGACGTTCTACTGAACCCGCTGATTCCGCTAAATCTGTGCCGGTGAATCACATTGGCTATCCCATTATATCCAGTAACACATACTCCCTTGATGCGTTCGATAACTCATGGGCTGGGACCAACGTAACTATCGATCAAGTCAACGTAATCAAGACAAAATCATTTGAGGATAAGCGTACCAAGAAAATATATGAGGGTGTCGTTCTCGTTCACTTCAAGATCAGGGCAGCTCAAGAGATTACAATTTACCCTACCCGTGGCTTTCTCAATACCTCAGATGGTCAGCACGAAGTCGCAGATGCATCCAGCAGTGATCAATTTGACGGAACCTTTTCAGCAGGCAAAGAGAAAGAGGGATTTGTACTCTGGACAATACCGAAAATGCCTTCCCCCAGTTCGATTAAGTCTCTACAAATTATTTTCAGTGCCGACTACAAATTAACCGATGACAGCAAATTAGCTGCGACACAGGGGTTCTCGAACAAAACTTACAATTTCAAAATCAGCTTGTAACGCCAGTCTAGGTACGCTGATTCATTGTATTACGCTGTGCTTGATTCATAGAGTGTATCGTGTTTTAGAGCCTACTGTCGTTTTTTCGTTCATGCCAAGTACTTTCAAAAATGATCGGTAGAAAGGGTGATTTTTCGTGATGCAGCAAAGGCAAAAAAGTCCCATTAACATCGTTGGCTTGAGAATTCAGCAATATCCAAATAATGACCAAAGCACAAGCCCTGTTGACGTGTACAAAGTTACAATGTTCAATGACGTGTTGGATTTTTCTCTCTTACTTGATGCAGTTGTGGTAGTTCCAGAAGAGGCAAAATACATCTATTCAACAGTTACCGCATACGACATGGTCAAACCAAGCTTTGTTCCTATAGTAATTGGAAACTCTTCGGTTCCTCCACTAAAGGGAACTACCAGGCAGACTGTTTCTTTAGAATTTCCATTCCGTATTGAAAGGGACAAGCTTAGCTTTTTCGGTGATGATTCTGTAGAGTTAGAAGTTATACTCGTTTGGAGTAACAAGCCCACAGGCCATCAGGGCGGTCCTGATTTTTTGGCTGACGTTTTTTTTGAGACTCATTTGGAGGTTGTTTATGAGCAAGCTAAATAACCAACTCTACATGGTGAATAATCAACGCCAACGAGGAAATTATTCACCCAACTTAGTCAATGGGCCTTGGCCGTACAGTGGTGATACAATTGGGGGTAAAGAACAAGTCGGAGGTGGTCCTATGGATTCGAAATACGTTACAAAGGAAGAACTCAAGACGCTTATGGATTTTTACCCTGAAAGGGGCGGGCCAACCTTGAATCATGAATATGCAACAAAACAGGAACTGCAAATACTACAAGCAAAGATTGAAGGCAAGATTGATACTCTCGGCGTGAAAATCGACAGCAAGTTTGAAAACGTCGACTCTTCAATTTCCGATTTAAAGAGTTCGATTCCGGATAAGATCAGCCTGGCTATCCACGATCAATTTGAAAAACGTGACCATGACCGAAAGGAAACCAATCATTTCATAATTGGCACCTTGGTTATTGGTGGATTGTCACTTGTCGTCTCAATCGTTTCTATTATTGTTACGATTGTGCGATAAACATTACTTTTGAAAGAAAAGCCCCGAATTTGGGGCTTTTCTTTCACGCTCAAAAAGAACTGGTGTGTGTACCGAGCACCAAAAAATACACAATTCAGGGAGGAATACCAACATGCGAAAATATACGCCCGTACCGCGTCACCCCAATATTTATGAGTATGACACGGCCAAAGGGAAACGATATCGCGTCCGCCGAACATTCAACAATAGTGTAGGCAAACGCGACGAATTCAGCCGCAGCGGGATCCGTACCTGGCGACAAGCTGATGCGGTGCTCAAACAATTTGAAGCCGACCTGTCAGCCGGAAAATACAACCAGATTGCTGGTGCCGAGATGACCGTTGACCAATATTACCAGCGGATCACCAAACGGAAGCTGGAACTTGGCGTCTGGAAGTCCTCCACCGCAAAGAACAATAAGAACTATTATCAGCACTATCTCAAACCGGCGTTTGGCTCATCTCGCCTGAGTGACGTGTCTCGACCGTCTTATCAGTCATTTTTGGATAGCCTAACGTTGAAAGGCTTGGCGAAGACGACCGTGCGCACCGTCAATGCTCTCATGCTGATGATCATGAATGACGCCGAAGAACAGGACATTATCCCCAAGAATAGGCTTAAGGGAATGCTGGTCCGTGGCCGAGATGCCTCCGACAAGGACATCGATCCCGAGGATTACGAACGCTGGATTGACGTTGCTCAGCACACCCTGGATAAATATATGATGGCCTTGATTTATCTGGATACATTGGGCCTGCGCCGAGGCGAACTCATGGGATTGCGCACCGAATCATTCGAGTTCCGTAAAGACAAAGCAGGTAAAGAAATCTGTGGAATCAAGATTGACCTGCAGCGCACGATCGACTTCCCGACTGGTGGCACACTGAAGACTAAGTCATCATATCGTACCGTATGGGTGTCCGGAGAGGTCATCGACTATATCAAGTTTGCGATCCTCACCGCCGATAACATTCGGACCAGAAATAACATACCGGACTCAACTCAAAAATGGCTCTGGTTGAATGACAATGGCGAGCCGCTGCATCCCAATCATCCTAACCGCGTGATGAGAAGGGTCGAGAAAGAGTCCAACATCCACATCACGCCACATATGCTGCGCCACTATTTTGCCACGCAAGCCTCTGCTTCCAAGTCGGCACCAATCGAGATCATGCACTGGCTCGGCCACAGCAATGTTCAGATGACGGCAGACTATACTCGGCCAACTGTTGGTGCCAGCTTATCGGTTTATTCATCAGTGGCCGCGAAGCTGCAAGATACCAACGATAAGCCGGATCCGCATGGAACAAAATGAAGTTTTTCTGGAATGTTCCATACAATGTTCCATATTTTGAGAAGCATGAAAGAAACGCCACAAAAAATCGGCACAGAAAAAGGCCGGCATATCAACGATTTTGTTCGCTGATGTGCCGGCCGTTTCTATGAAATTATTGAATTTTCATTCCCACTCAATCGTAACCTTGCCCTTGATGCAGCACTTCCTAAGGCACCATTCCACGTTCGTTCCACATTATGCTGAAAACCACGCTTTCACGGCCTCTCGAAGCACGCTTACCTCGTCTGAGTCATTTTACATCATTTATACGCCTGTCCGCTACCCCAAGTATACTGTGCCGGGATGTACTCGCTATTACTGACCTTGTAGCAAACCTGACCTCGAATCTTGACCACGGTTGCCGATTGCCACCGACTGCCCGTCTTGAACTTGGTATTGGAGCCAGCAATCTGCTTGCCGCTGGAGTTGACGGTAGCCACACCGTAACCCGGAACATAATTGATCGTGATCAGTCCCGCCTGGTCGGTATACTGCTGCGGCAGCCACCAACCACGCCCAACGTTGTAGCATGCTTGATTTCCAACGATACTAATGCCGTTGGACCGCCACGCGGTCCCGTGTTTGAGCTTGAGATTGCTGCCGGGGATCTGCTTGCCGTTATCGCCAAGAGCGGCCACACCGTAGCCTGGAACATATTTGACCGTCACAACATTGGGGTTGTCTGCTGCAGGTGAGCAGTTGGACATGCCCCCAGCCAGATCAGTCGCCAGCTGGGCCTTGCTGATTCCCCATGAGGCAAGATAGGCATATGGATCCACATGATCACCGCCATAATTGGCCGTCACCCAGGCATGGGTCTTGATCCCTCGATTACCAGCACTGCCCTCATCAAGCGTGAGCGGGATCCCATAGGTTTGAGCGGACTGGCGAGCCAGAGCAATATATGCCTGATAGTCCCGCCGGAACGTCTCACGGTCCGCTGTGCGGGCCAGCTCGATCTGCACAGGTGCATATGGATTGGCAGACAGAGCTGCCCAGGAGACGTAACCAGGGTCACCGATTTGATAAATCTGGCCGCCACCACCTACGAAGTACGTCGAATATGCGTTGCTCCAATTGCTGCGCATGAATTTGACCTCGTTCAATACGGCATTGGCATCATACACGTCCTTCTGGTTGCCTGACTCGTGGAGGATCACATACCACGGCAGTGCCACCCGTGCATCCCCCTGGTTGGCGCCCAGGGCATACCCTTTATTGATTGACAGTGCCATCCTTGGTGTCCTCCTTCGGCCCAGTCTTGAGCTGAGCACCGGCGTCCCGTTGGTCTTCATGCTTCTCCTCCGGCACTGTGGTCAGGGGAGCAGCCGGCAGTGTCTGGGCCTCGTTGAGACTCGCAGGGCTGGCCGCACTCTCGGTCGTACCGAAGGCCGTGGCCGACAGTCCTTTAACACCGTCGAACAGGCCCGAGGTAGCAGCACCCAGCAGCAGACCTTGCAGCGCAGCGGGTACCCAGTTACTGTCCTTGGTTGCAACCACCGACACCAGACCGGCCACCACACCCAGGCCCATGGCGATCCACGGCAGCCACTTGTTATTGACCTTTGTCTGCTTGATGGCCTGCACCAAGGCCAAAATAATAGCGGCGCTGATCACCAGCTCCGCTGCCGTACCGAGATTTAACGTTTTGATAAAATCCATTATTCATCGTCCTTCTTTCGTTCGTTGAGTTCTTTCCGTAGTCGGTCGACTTGCTTTTCGGACGCCAGCCACTTGGAATAAATGGCATCTCGTTCGGCTCGGAGGCTCTCGATGAGCTTGTCACGACTGTTGATATCGTCATTGTGTTCTTCACGGTGATTCTTCTTGTTAAATTCGAGATACGCCAGAAGCCCCAATAGCAAAGGGCTTAACACATTTAAGAGCGGCGCCAGTTGCTTAATGATCTCCTCCATTGGCAGCGCTCCCCCTTGCCAGCAAGATAATAAATGCAGTCACCGCAGCGTTGCTCATCCACGGCATAATGTCAGTACCCAACACAACCCAGTGAATCAGCTGATAAGTCGCCAAGGCGCCCATGGTCATGGTCGATAGCACAAGGATTGCCCGATTCCATCGGACGTCTTTCGCACCTAATAGCACCCAGAGGAGAAAGGCCATGCCGACCAGCATAAACCAAAAGCCAACCCAGTCATCATTGACAAAAAGTAAAAAATTTCCTGGAGGCCAGCGGAAATATTTGTCATGATTAACTAGGAAAATACCTGTTCCGATGTGCAACAGGCCAAGCACCTCATGCTGCGGATTGTCTTTAATCCGTTGCCACATCGCTCTTCACCTCCTTACACCAACATTCCTGCCAAGAAGCTGGCAGCCACCAACAGGACTATGCCTGCGGCTTGCCAGCGTCGTCGTTTTTTTCTGTATCGAGGATCTTCTGGACCTGGGGACGGATCACTTCAGGGACTTCTTCAATCGTGCGGCCGCCATCTAGGACGTTGGCGGCGTACAGGGCAGAAAGCGCGGAAAATTTGAAATTCAACATGATAATTTCCTCCATTCAATTTTTGGCAAATAAATACCGCTACTTTTCAGCAGCGGCTGCATCGACTAGCTTCTTAACGTCATCCCGAATCAGCTCCGGGACAGATTCAATTGTTCGCTGACCATCAGTAATGGCCTTGGCATACAGCTGCTTGATGGCGTTCATTACTTGTTACTCCCTTCATCTGCTGGCTTGGTCTCGGTGGCGCTCTCCTTAGACAGCACCAGGTCAGAAATTTCCAGTAACGCCGCCTGCAACTGCTTGGCCTGCAAGCTGGCACCCTCTGCCGCTGTCTTGGCATCAGTCGCCGCAGTATTGGCCGCAACCGCAGTCTGACCAGTGGACTTCAGACCAGCAGCAAATTCGCTCAATTGCAGCTTGAGCGCGTCAGCCGAACCGTCAATCCATTTGAGCTGACTCCAATCATAAAATGGGAGCTTGGCTTTGAGATCGTCTGGGATTGGATCAGTGGTATACGGATGCGTAGCTTCCACGTCCGTCGGCCAATACATTAGCGCAAAATACGTCCCGTCTGGCCGGACTTTTTCATATGTCTTATAAACCTTCTTCATTGCATTCTCTGCCATTCTATTTACGTCCTTTCACTATTTACTTCTGCGCACTCAATGAATTAGATAAAGATAGAGATGGATATGCCAAAACATTTAGGTTTACCCCCCCCCCCCCCAGATTTTTGAACTCCACTCCCCCAAGGGATATCGTCTGACGCTCGGTGCCACCAATTACTAAAGCCATAGCTTCATCACACCTTTTCTGTAATCATTGTTAACACCGCTGAATAGTACGAACCGGCAGAAACTGCAAACAAATTATCCGAACCACCAGTCAAACCAATTACATTCGTGTTTTCATTCACGGTAATGGTCAGTTTCAGCTTTGCTGTGTTGAAACTCAATTGTCTCAACTGTTCAAATGGTGTTGAGGGATCTTTGTATTCTAAGGGTTCACGAATATCAAATATTTGTGACCAGTCAGTGATGCTCAGCCCTTTTACAAGTTGGTCATACGTAGCTTCTATTGGGATCGCCTTATACGTACCTCCGCTGTCAGACGATGGATATTTACGTATAGAATTGCCGGCGGGGGACTGGATTGCCGACGGTACAATTTGAAACCAGATCTGAACTGGGCCATCAGGTTTCTTAGCCAACATAGCACTGTATGTCGAATGCATCGTAGAAATTGAGTTAACATTATAAGCCGGAACCGAAAGAATGTTCAGTAGTACCCCCCCCCGACTTTCTGGACGAATTCAGTCCCTTTAACGGAAATCGTTCGTCTTTCTTGTCCATCTATGATTAATGCCATTCGTTAAACCTCCTCAAAGTGCTGATATCCGAGCGACAGTGATCACATAAGTGCCACTGCCTCCAGTGCCAGCCATTTCAGTCAAAGAAATGTCCCTAACGGAGAGCGAAATTTCATGTTGCGCAGGAGTGATTGTAATCAAGCCATGTGTAGTAAACATACCGTCTCGTGCCCCGTTTGCATAGAAAACGAAGTCATACCCATTGGTTTTTGTAACTTCGTTAAATGTGATGGGCTGACCACTTTGCAGCTGTGCTTGGGAGATCTTGAAAGGCGCGGTCGGGTTGAAAGTGAGCTTATCAGTTTCAACGTACGTATTCGCGATTAAGTCGGGGCGATTACGATCAGGGATGTGCTTGAGCAATTCAATTTTAATACCGTTGACGTTTTTCCAATTGGGCTTTACAGTTTCGGGCATTTGAATCGAACCGCTACTTTGAGACCCGGACCACAACAATGTCCCAGCTGCCAAAGGTTCAATCAGCGAAAATTCTTGACCAGCAACTGACAAGGTTTCACGTGCTGTTCCGTCAATTATCAGTGCCATTTGATCACCCCTTCTCATCGATTGCCCAAATGCCATTCTGCTTCTCGGTGGCACTGAGCTTATCATAGGCTGTCCGCGCTATCGGCTTGATATAAGCCGATAGCACCGTGTCAATCTGGGCACTGACTTGATCAGCCGTGCGGTATTGCTTGCCGTTTTCGATGGTCAGATACGTTGCGGCAGCACTCGTCTTGGTCAGAAACTTGGCGACCAGTTCGTCAGTCGTGGTGTACTTACTCATATCCGGTGCCGGGACAGCAATGGCGATATTGCCATCAGTGGCTGGCAGAATCTTATCGCCGCCGTTAATGGTCACGGACCGGGCAGGCTTACCCAATTCGTCCTTGGTGGCATAGGTATCTTTGATCCGGTCCTCCAGCTTATCCAGTGCAGCCTGCCCTAAACCCGATGTGCCGTCCTCTGGCAGGATGATCTCCAGCTTGTCCGTGTCACCAATCGTCGAACTAATCCAGTAAGCCTGAGACGAGCCAGCATTGTCTGGATAAACGTATTGCCCAGCCTCAAACGTCACGATGGAATATAGGATCTCCTCACCGGGGGTCTTGTCGTCCACTGGCTTAGCAAACAGCCCGAGTGTGTTGAGTGTAAACGCCTTGGCCGTCTTCGATTGGTCAAAGACAGCTTCCACCTGGACCGTCGTGTCATCAACGACCTTGGCGCCGCTGACCTGCGTCTCCTGATTCACCGGGATATCCTTCCCCAGCAGGACAAACAGTTCATCGTCAGTCTTCGCGTGCAAGTCAATCTCGCTACCGACGGCACGGGTAAACATGATCTTGGTCTGGCCCGCCTGGACCTGAGCAGTCAATTTTAAGCCTGCAGTCGTAAATGTATTACGATTTGTTGCCATTGTTCAGCCTCCTTTCATTGTTTGAATGCCGCTGGGCCAATGTATCGGACACCCCTCTTGGTTGCCACTTGTGCTGTGTACAATCCACAGCTGGCCCAGTGCTTGAACTGCTTGTCCCATGGCACGACTACGCTGCTGCGGGTCCGTGTTGATTGCCCGATGTAAACACCCATCGGATCTGTTTGTACCATGTGCGAGAGCGTCAGATTGACCGGCACGTATTGATTGAGCATCCCGAACAGACGCTGCGTGAGCGCCTTACTCAGTGAGTCAGTCAGAACGAAGATGCGAAATGTTGGCCCGTCAACTTGTACCGTCGCCTCAGAAAATCCCATGAGTTTGAGCAGCTCACGCAGGTACTTAATGGTGATCGGCCGGGGCGGTAACAAATGCAGCAGCACATCATAACGACGTGTCTCCAGGTCAGCACCTGGCAACGGCGTGATGCCGAGCATGTCCTCGTAAACGGAAATGCCGTCCACGTCCGCCAACATAATGGACTGATTTCGCCCAGTACGGATCACGGTGGCATAAAGCTCGTCAAGCTGTGGCTGCTCAGCTTTCATCAACTCATGCATGTCCAGCACGTCATCATAATAGTCAGGCAGCAGGCTCTCCAGCCGAATCAACTCAGCCATTGACGGTCACCTCACCAACAACTGGCAGCTCAGACAGTGTGCCCGTTGACGTCATCTTGATATCCACATCGCCGCCAGCAATGGTCAGGTCCGTGGCGTTGATAATGCCCGGGATACGGAGTATGGCCGCGATGATTTGAGCCCGCAGAATGCGTAGAGTATATGAACGATGAGAAATGTCCATGCTGCCCCAGGTCCGGCGTACCGAGTCAAAATAGCCCTCGATGGCATCGTTAATCTGAGTCCGAACCTCATTGACCTGAACGCTGCCGTCTGTTTGGACAGTCACCACCACATCAATCTTGCGTTCTGTCGGCCCGATGACCGTAACCGTGTGGCCAATTGGTGCCAGACCATAACCGTCACCGGGCATGTCCTGCGGATCAATGGCTGCTTGCACGTCGTGGATGAGCTGCTCACTGGGCGGGGAAAAATCATTGTCCAGGATGACCAGCTTGACAGTACCGCCCCCGGCCCATGTCGGATATATCTGGACGGCGCCAACGGTATGCAGCTGTGCCATCATATCCTGATAATCAGCCACGTTGCCGCCATAGGCATTGACGTTGTAATTTGCCAGGATTCGTTTGCGGAACACGTCGTCAGTCTCGACATTACGGGCCGGCACACTGATCTCAATAATTTGTGCATCAGCTACGTCATCGTTCGGCGTGATCGGCAGAATCTGGCCAATGTAATGATTTGGCGCGTCACCCGTGGTTTCGCTGGTGAGCTGACCAGTACCGTCATCGTTGACTTTTGAGACGGCATAGAAAAACGGCAACGGGCCAATACTAGCGAAGCGGTCTCCCACCTCCACAATGGCCGGTTTGCCGTCACGGTCCAGGAATCGACCAGTGACAACGGCATTGGACGCCGCAATCCGGGTTAGTCCCCGCTCTTGGCCACGGTAGTCCAGATACTGGTTGGTTGCTGTCTGCGTATAGCTGTCGAGAATCCACTGCCGAATGTACAGGATCACCTCGGCGAAGCTGTACGCAGACGGTGCCAAGGAATCGGAGATGATTGATCCTTGACGGCTGTCGATGTTGCTCGGCACCTTTTCGAGTGCCTTGTCCTTCCAATAGTCATAATCCAATTTGGCCAACTGGTCGGCCATTTCCTGCGGTGTCATGTTGTCACCTCGCTTTCAATATTCAGCAGTCCGAACTGGGTCGTAACAGTAGCAAAAACCGACAGCTCATCACTACCGGTCTGCTCAATCTTGTCAACTCGGACATCGTTCACTCGGTCATCGGCCTTCAAGGCTTCCACCAGCATTCGCCGCACCTCTGCCTTGACGTATGGCATTTCTTTCCCCAGCAACTCTGCCAGGTCGTTACCATACTGATCATCATAAATGGGCCAGACAAACCGCTCAGTCCGCAATATCTTTTCAATCGCTTGGCGTGCTGCATCCTGACCGTCAATCATGCCCACTATTCGACCATTGATTACCCGGTAGGTGAGCGAGGGGGCAGTGACCTCAATCACGTCGCCTTGGTTGTCCATCACTCATCACCTCCGGTCTTTTCTAAGACGAAGAACGACTGACCGCCGTCAGAGCGGATCATCACAACGCCGTCACCGGCTTTGAGTGATTCATCAACTTCAACCTCTTCAGTCCGCTCATTGTCGCTGGTATCCGTCCGGTCCTTGTATTTGAGATTGACCTTGTGTTTGGTCGCATGCAGGCCCAGCGTGATGAAGTTGTCTGTCAGGATCATTGAGTTACTGAGCTGGACCTTGAGCGGCGATGTACTGACGACCTTGCCAAAAACCAGATCAGCATATTCATTAGGCTTGCCGCCCCGCGAATGCATTTGATCAAGCATCCATTCACCCGCCATCAGATACTCACCTCCAGATCCATGGTCCAATTCTTCGGGTCAAACTTGTGCGTGAGCTTCGTGATATTGACCTGGCGCGGGCCAATGCCGATATCAGTCAGGCTCTGCACCTTGATGTAGCAACTGTCCCCGGCCCGCAGATCGGTGGTACCCAAGGCGGTCAGCTTCAGCGTGCGTTCCTCTTTGTTCTTCTCCCGCAAAATATCCTTGGCCTTCTGCTGCATGGCAGCGGCGTTCATCTTGTCGTCATTGACCTTCTCGACAACTTGCAACTTGCCCCATTTACTGACAGTCGAGCCAGATGCTGACTTGGTGGTCAGCGTCGTGTTGGCCGGATCATCACCGCTGGACGAGTCTCTTACGGTCGCCGTGGTTTTACCTTTGTCCTTCTTGGACTTCTTGACCACTTTCACTACGTTCGCCGCGTCGTCGATGCTGGCGTTATACTTCCAATCCGTCAGCAGAGATTTATCTCCGACGATGATGTTGCTCTTGGCAGACGGCATGGCCATAAACTCGACTGTGCCGTCATTATCCCGGAGAAAGTACCGTTTGCCCGTAGCCGTCGCGGTGTCGTCGATGTCTGCCTTGATCATGTCGAAATAGGTTTCGCCATCGGCCACCTTGGCGGGCAGCTTGTAACTTGACCTGGTGACAACCCGGTATGGAATTCCTGCAGCCTTACACATCGTTTCGAAGCGTTGGCTGGCAGTCCCGGCAGGCCAGATGATGCTATCCTGATTTTTGAGATATCGCATATTGTCGTAAGCGGTGCAAGAAAATACCTCATCACCGCTGTATGACACTTTGAAGATGTGGCCGAAGAACATCTTGACGCCGTTCCAGGAGAAGCGGACTTCATCACCATTCTGCGGTGTGAACCAGTCCTGGACTTCAATCAGATCAAACGTCAGCGTGCCGGCTGCAAAGCCAGTATCGACTTCCAGCTGAGGCGTGGTCTTCAAGATTGGCAGCACATTCCAGCGCTCGGGGTTACCCCGTCTGCTGATTTGAAACGTTGTCGCTTTATCCATTGATCACACCCCTTTCAAACTTGATGCTGATACCCAACCCTGCGGCAAACCACCGAGAGTAGCCACGTGGTAGGGCCGTGCCCGTCCCGGAGCCACCAGGGTGATTTTTAACTGTACGTTGTGTTCCTTCATTCCTGGCCCGCCGCCATAAGAATCCCGGAACAGCTGGCCATTGGCCACCACTTTCGAGCCAATGCCCAGCTTTTTAGCCGGGGCGGCACGGGCCGTTCCCTTCTTAACTGCGATCTTTTTACCGGATGGTGCCGTCTTAACAGTCATCCGTTTGGCCTTGTACTCACGCCATTCGGTCAAGGCCAGCGTGTACTGGTATTCAACTGAGTTGCCCGATTTGAACCCATACTTGAAACTGTCAATCTTGGTGAGCACATTGATCTTCGTCCCGGAAAGGACAAACCGCACCGGCTTGTCTGCATCCCGTGCAGCGGTCAGCCAATCGATATAGGACTGGGCGTCAGGCAACGGATTCTGAGCTGTCACCCAGTGAGCGTCGGACGTAAGTGGCAGTGTTGATTCAATTGAGAGCGGAATCAGCTTGCGTGTTGTATATCGCTTGATTTCGCCGAGACCCAATACGGTAGATGTATCGCCATCGACCTCGCCTTTGACCATCAACTCCGCCGGTGTGACCGGCAGTTCGATGGTCTTGTTACTTCCGTTGGTCAGATAAATACCGACATGATCCAATAAACTCACCTCCTAACTCGACAGACCGGCATCAGCTCGGCCGCGCAGATAATTCTCTATCGTCCGCACAATCGACTCGCCATCTTGTGCTGTCGCTGCATTGACCACAATGGCCCCTGGAGCAACCGTCACTTGCCGGCTATCCGATTGATTGTTATTCGTGGTACTACTATTGCCAGCCAGTCCCAGGCCAGACGGCGCGTAGGATGGCCCATTACTGCTGGGACCACCCACACCGACGCCGCCACTATTCGCACCCGTGTATGCCGCGGTAGAAAGAGCACTCCCAGCCGCCGCCACCGGTGCCAGGTTATCCGTGATCCCCTGGGCAGCACCCAGAGACATGAATTTACCCAGCTCACCGAACAACTTGGATGGGGAATGGATATCCGCCTTGGCTCGGACCGCCTTATCCGCTTGCGCAACCAGTGCGTCAGCAGCAGCCGTCACCGCACCCAATTGAGACATCATGCCACCGGCCAGGCCAGCGCCAATCATGGAGCCAGCAGAAAATGCCTGAGCAGCTCCTGTCCGCATCCGACTGATGGCTACCATGACCAGCATGGATGAAGCCATCATCACACTGGCACTGCCAGCCTGAATCCCGGTGCCGATTGCACTAGCCAACGCTTGACCAGCAGCCATCGCGTTGCCTGTGCCGCCCTGGAAGGCACTCACCAATGAGTTGATAGCCTTAGAAGCCATATCCCCAATGGCGCTGAGCCCTTCCTTAACGACTGAGACCGCGCCGACCATTGTCTCTAAGCTGTCGGCCGCAGCGGCTGCATTCGTTGCAATGCTCCGGACCTTACTCGCAACCAATGCCGTAGCGGCTCCTAATAGAGCCATGCCAACAGCAGCGACCGCTGCACCAGCACCCAGAGCAATGATCCCGGCCATCGCTACGAGAGCCATAACCCCGACGAGCATTAAGCCCGCCATCGCAACCATTGCACCGACGCCGACCATCATTAAACCAACCATGGCCATCATGCCGCCAACCATGAGCATCATGAGCCCTGTGAAAGCCATCATCGCCATCGTGAAGACCATGATAAGTCCGACCATCGCCATCATGCCACCCATCATGACCATCATCAGGCCCATCATGGCCATCATGCCGCCCATCATGACCATCATTAATCCGGTGAAAGCCAGCATGGACATTGCAAAGACGAGCATTAAGCCCACCATTGCCATCATCCCGCCGATCATCACCATCATGAGTCCAGTCATAGCGAGCAGTCCGCCAGCCATGAGCATAACGAGCCCTGCAAAAGCCACGATGCTGGCCGCAAACAACATAATCAGGCCAACAGACGCAATGAGCGCCGCTGGCATAAGCAGCATGAGCGAACCGGCCAGAGCCAGGAAGCCCAGCGCCGCTGAAAGCCCAAATTGAGCCACCAGAGGCAGTGAGACTGCAATTAATGCGATCCCAGCACCAGCGAGAAACATGCCGGCACCGACCATCAACGCAGCAGCGCCTAACATCAGCATCGTGACGCCAAACACCAGCATGGCCGGAATGGCAGCCGTCAATGCACTGCCGAATACCGAGAAGATGATTACCAGACCCGCAATCACGACGCCGAACGTCGCCATCGCGATAGCGCCTTGTGTACCGGTCGCCGCCAGTGGTGCCATGGCTAATGCCATAACGCTGACTGCAGCACCGAAGACCGCAATGCCAGCCATACTGGTCTGCAGCTTACTGCCCATCAGACCCAGCACAACAGCCAAGCCACCCACCACGGCACCAAACGTCGCCATATTAGCGACAGCGTTCGGTCCAGCATTGGCGATACCCTGCATGGACTTAGCCAGCAATGCGAGACTAGCGACAACTAGCGCAATGCCCGCCATCTTGATCCCGAAATTGAGACCACCGGCAAGAGCTTGTTTCAGGCTCCCGACCTTTGTGGCGGCATCCTCCGCACCTTTGCCGGCTTTGCCAAGAGACGACAGCTTACTCGCCAACTTGGCCACGATGCCGACTACAGGCAGGACAGTCTTCTTGGCGACTTTCCAGGCGATAAATGCCTTGACTGCTTTTCCAGCCAAATCCTTAATCATCACCAACTGTTCTGGCGTCAAGGATTGGAGCCATTTACCAAACGCGCTGATAGCACTGGCCGCAATTTTCATCGCCTTGCCGACACCTTCAGCAGCCATCTGGATCGGGTTGAGTTTCTTGCCATCAGGTATCTGATTAAACGCCGCCTTGACGAAATCCAAGCCAACCGACACATCGCCCCAGGCATCAGAGAACGCCTTGACTGCACCGGTATTCACCAACGCGGACCAGAAATCAGTGACCCACTTTTTAGCCGTACCGAACGCCTTGAAGACATTATCCGCAATCTGGTCGAAGTTAATCGATGCGATGCGGTCGGACAGGCCGCTGACAAAGCTAATACCAACCTTGGAAGCCCGGTCAAAGGCTCCTTGCAGCTTGTTAGTTAATCCTTCCCGTAAACCATCCATGGCTTGGCCGACAGTCTTGTACTCCGTCGCCATTTTTGTGAACGCTCCGCTGGTACCAGTCTTCGTGATGGCGTTGAAGAAATCTTGGGTCTTGACCTTGCCGTCCTGGATATTTTGGACCAACTGAGATGTGGTCTTGCCCATCGTCTTAGCAACGGCCGCAATACCTGCCGGGGTTTGTTGCAGCATTAACTTAAAGTCAGCCCATTGGACTGTCGGCAACGCAGCCATTTGCGTGGCCTGTTGGCTCAACGTCTTCATGGCTTGTGCCGGTTCTGGAGCAGCAGCAGCCAAGCCGCCGAAGCCTTTAACCAGCTCAGTGGTGTTCTTGGTGCCGACAGCAGCCAGTTGCGAATACGTTGAGGACATGTCAGACGCTGAGTAAATGGTCTCCGTGGCGTAGTCTTGCAACTGCTTTTTAACAGATGCAATTTCTGCCGGACCCTTGCCCATGTTGGACATGTTGCCTTCAAACGTCTTCCAGACTGCGGATGCCTCACCGAGATCACTAATCAGCCCGCCAATCTCGTTCTTAACTGCACCAAGTGCATTGCTGATATGATTACCAATCACATTAGCACCGAGCATTGACTTAAACGTACTGCCAAGGGAGGAAGTCTTGCTGGTCACTGCGTCAATGCTATTGCTCAGGCCGCCCATGATGTTCCCGCCGAGCTTGCCTTTGAGCGAGTCAAATCCTTTACCGGCATTGCCCAGCCCACTATCTAGTTTGGATAATGCACTGGAAAACCGGTCTTGAATTTCGATAGAGCTGCGAATCGTTGCCATGGCCGACCTCCTTCCTAGTGTTTACGGTGACTGCGGGCCTTGGCCTCAGCCTCACGCTGCTGTTTCTTCTCCTCTTCCTGTCCGAGATCAATGCCGGCAATCACGACGGCTTTCTCCCGGACGGAGAGCGCACTCCATTGCTTCGGTGTCCAGCCGAATTGGCGCATAGCGAACCAGTAATACTGGAACTCAACGCCATAGCCGGCCTTGACTAGTTTTTTACTTGTTCTCGGAGATCATCAACGTCTTCATCAGCATCGAAACCGCTGACTTCTTGTACAGCCAGTGCCAAGTCGGTATACTCACCGATTTTGAGCATCTTCTTGATGGTCGCTACCGGATTACCAGGAGTACCCCAGCTCTTTTGCAGCTTGGCGTTGTTGACATCAGGACTAACCAATGCATTGACCACTAACAGATCCACGTAAAGGTCTTGGTCAGTCTGTGCAGTGATTACGCCGGCCTTGTTCTTCGTCCGGCGGGTTGCCTGTTTCTTCAAGTCTTCAGCCACATCGGCCCCAACCGCTTCAACGACGAACGGCTGCTTAAAACGCGGAAATTTTACTTCCTTGGTTTCTTTCGTGGCAGCAACGTTTTCGGCAAGGAAAGCGTCAATACCCACTTGTTCGTTTTCAGTCATGTCAATCCTCCTATGCTTCGTTAAGGCCATTGAAAGGTGTCACCAACTCGCTGCCCTCGAATGTGAAATCAGACTCCCAGTCCAGCACACCATCGTCAGAGTTCAGGTTGAGCAACGGGATGTCGTCCAGGTTCACGTCTTGCAGCAGAATTGTTTGCTTGCCCACGCGGCTAGTGGTGTCTTCAATCGTGGCAGAAATGCTGAAATACAGATCAGCACCGCCCTTCATGAAGTCAGTGCCGTATTTCATCCAGTTACTATTGATCAAGTAACCGGATAGTGTGCCAGTCCCCTTCATGCTGGTGGTCTTGTTCTTAGTGGTCCGGGATCCGATCACCTGCACTTCTTCCTTGTTCTTCTCCCATTTCGCGCTCAATTCTTCAAGCTCGATCATTGGGATGTTCTGGCCGTTAATCGTGGCGAACACCATCGCCTCCTTGGAGGAAATTGTGTCGCGAGCTTCCAGAAATTGTGAAATCGTATGAATTTCAGCCATGCTTTATTCCTCCTTAAACGGTCACTGTCATATACAGCTTTTCCATGGCATCAGCCGGAGTGACGGCCAAATTGACAACCACTGTATCCAGGTCTTCGCCGGGATCCACGCTGATATCCGCAGCGTCAAATGCACCGAGTGCGCCACTAGTCACCAGGCCGTTGAGATACTCGACCCGATTGCTCTTGAACAGGTCGCGACCGGCACCATTATTGGTGATTTTACCGATAAACGCCTTTTCGAACGTGTCCTTGGTGTTCTGGGCAATATCGTCCAGCACCCGGATAACCCGGTTCTTGGCCAGATCGCTGCGC